TGATGAACTGATGGATTATGATCCATATCTTGGTAGAGTGTCAGCGTCTTCACACCAACCGAACCAAGCTTGACGGTTTAGTAATTTATTACTATAATAAATAGACTTGTGAGACGATAATTCCTCACAAGATTTTTTTCAACAGTGCCCTACCCTCGCAAACTTAGGTTGGGGGCATATAGTTTAAACAAACAGAGACACGTCGAGTCTCTTTTCATCCGTGGGTTAAACTCTACGAGACAAAAAGGTAAAACAAACATGTTCAAATCAACAATCGCTGCAGCTGCTCTGGCTGCCGTCGCTCTCGCCCCTACTGCGGCATTTGCTGGTCCCTACGTTAACATCGAATCCAACTCTGGTTTCGTTGGTTCTGATTACGGTTCGACTGTAACCGATGCACACGTAGGTTATGAAGGATCTGCTGGAGATAACGCTGGTTATTACGTTCAGGCTGGACCTGCCCTCGTAAGCATCGATGGCGAAGACCTCGAAACCGAACTGTCCGGTAAGGCTGGTATTGGTTTTGACGTTTCTGAGTCCGTCAATGTCTATGGTGAGGTTTCTTTCCTGACCGATGGTAGTGATGACGCTAACTATGGCACCAAATTGGGTGTTAAGTTCACGTTCTGATCGGATAGATAGTTAACTTATAAGAGGGTCTAATGGCCCTCTTTTTTTATGCGAAATTATTTTTCAAAACTCATCACTCATCCAGCTTTTCTTTTTAATATTATTTCTATTGGAGTATTGATTTTCATTGGAATGATTCACAATCATGCTCACCATTCTATGGAAGTAGATGCTGATTCATATGTTTTAAAATGGTGTGCCAAGAATCCAAAGAAATGTACATACAATAGAGATTGGTAGTGGAAACCCTACATCAACAAAAGTTGACAAATGTTAAGAAAACATATATAATATAACATAACTTAACATAAAGAGATTTATGACTGTAACTACGAATGAAAGAGGACAGAACAATCTGTTCGCTAAGGAGCCTACAATGTATGTTTCTCAGACTGATGCTGAAAGATACGGTTATGAAAGTTATGCTGAAAAGGCAGAGAAGCTCAATGGTCGTGCAGCGATGGTTGGTTTCTTCTTTGCAGTATTTTCATACTCACTGACTGGTAACATTTTCTTCGGTCTTATCTGATGACATTACTGGCATTATCTGGTATACTATTTTTGTCCTTCGTGGGCGCATCACAAATTACACAAACAGGAGAGGAATCATGAACGAAAACGCAGAACGCATTAACGGTTGGGCAGCAATGATCGGTATCATTGCAGCATTTGGATCATACGCAACTACTGGCCAACTGATCCCGGGCTTATGGTAATCGAACAAACAATCTTATTTTGTTTGGTCCCTCTCATCTTCATGTTATTGTTGACAGAAGAGGAAGATGACGATAACGATATGGACGGGGGCATGATGGTTCCCGCATACCAAGGATCCCAATAAGGGATCCTTTTTTTTTCTAAATACTGGTGCCACACCAGCACACCATGGAAGAAAAGAAACTTGAAGAGAAGAAGAAAGGTATTCTTGGAAAAATAAAAGAGGCAACAGATGACAAAGAAGAACAGCTTGCTATTCTGTCTACTTTTGTTAGGCTTGGGATCCTTGTTTGGAGTGGCGGAATACTCACGTTGGCTTACATACAACTCCCCCCAGCTCTTGGTATTCCCGAACAAAAACTAGATCCAACTTTTATTGCCAGTGTCTTCACTGGCGTGCTTGCAACCTTTGGTGTTCAGGCAGCCAAGAAGAATGGAGATGGAACTTTTAAAGCACAAGGTGCTGGTATTACGAAGGCTGATCTACAAGAACTTATTAATGCTGCCAAAGAAACAGCACCAGCACAGGTGATCAGAGTAGAACAAGCTCCACTAGTAATCTCTGCAGTTGAACCTAAAAATGCCAAGACAGATAAGGGAAATCAGAGTACCTAGAAACGTAGTATCAGAGTTACCACGTCCTGTCGTAAACACTTCTATACCAGTTGTAAGAGGTGCAAAACCTCCTGTAGTAACGGGAATATCACCCCCAGTGGTAGATGTTCCTAACACTACTATTGATTACCCCACACTAGATGTTCCTGTAGAACAACAGTTCCAGGGGGATATGTCACCTCAACAGGAACCACAAACTTCTACACCTACTCCTGATACTAGAGACTTACCAACAACACCAGCAATACCTACACAACCTTCCTTTGAGGTTGGTGGTGTAGATATTCCTATTCCTGAACCTGGACCACTAGTTGCAGCAGGTTCTCTCGCAGTAGTGACTACTGTGGTAACACTTAGTGCAACGATTGCAGTAGGTCAGGCTAAGACTGCCTTAGAACCTCTGTTAAAGAAACTACTACAACCTAAGAAGAAAAAGATTAAAGTTAAAAAAGTTACACCTGTTCTTCATTTCATACCAAATGAAGATGGTACTGTTGAGTGTATCGAATACAATGCAAAAGGTATGAGGGTATTAGAAGGTGGCATAGAAAAGTTAGAGCAACATCTCAGGGATCAAGTGGAGTTAGATGCTCTATGGGAGTATGATAATAAATTAATTATTGATGAGGAACTATCAAAGAACCTCACTAAAGAAGGACAGAAAAGATTTAAGAAATACTTTGCTGCCCCTAAAGTTATTGCTAAGAAACTAGGAGCTAAGTTCTCTTTCTAAACAAGAGTTCCGTGTGCCCTTCTGATCTCTCTGAGTGCTTCGAGATCCATATTTTTTGTTCCTCCGTCATATGCGTGGGCATAACCCTCCTCAATCATTTGTTCGTTGAGGGACACCATGTCGTCCCCAATGTATAACCAGCCAAGAAGGCGACCATATTTACCGACCCCACCAACAAGTTCAGTCCTAACAGACAACTCATCATCACCAGCGATAGTACTCTCCAGTTTCTCTTTGAGCCAGTCGGTTGCTTCGATTCCAAGTGCTTTCTCCTCTAGGTTTCTCGTCCTTTTCTCTGGCGTATCAACTCCTGCAACTCTAACTCTTTCTTTCTTGTATAAGTCAAACCCAAGATCAATGGTGACATCAATAGTATCACCATCAAGTACACGGTTGATCTCCGTGACTCTGAAGTTGTAACAACTTTTTCTGCTTGGAGGGGTCATGGCTGCCATGGTCTAACTCATAGAAGGCGGTTCTCATTATGTATAAGATGTAGTAACCAATTCCTATTAGAAGTATGAGGATACACCAGATGACACTCCAAACTGGATCGTTGAAGTTCTCGTGTGTTCTTAATATTAGATTCACTTGTGCCCCTTATCAAAGGGTTGCCAGTGCTGCCATCCATGTTCGTGGATTAGTTGCATTCCTATCACTGGTACAACTATCAAGGCATAGCAAAGACCTCCTAAGAAGAGGCCATTATTCATTAGTGAAGAGATCATAATTCTCTTAAAACTCTCTTACTATATTAGATACAAAGAGTGTTTAAGACAACTATTTGTTAGGGTTTCAGAGTAGGATTGCACCGATCACAAAACCCTTCACAAAGGTGACACAGAGCATCTGATAATCAGTCAAATTGAAATGATCTTGAAACTTCCTGGCCATTCTTTTGTCCCAGGCGATTACGGATTTGATTGGATTTTTCATAAGTTTTTAGTACGGGTTTAGGTTCAGGTTGAGGTGGAGCTGGTGGTTGAAGAACCACGATATCCGCGCATATGCCTGCATAAGGGCTGTCAGGATGGAAACGGACTCCCATTCTCATGGCCTCTCCACATTTTAACAGACGAACTAGTTCAAAGTCAAGTCTAGCTTTATCTGCTTCTGCTTGTTGTCTTTCTATTTCTGTTCTAGCTCTTTCTTTACAGAGTTCAACACCACTACCATCAAGAGGAACATTGACTCCTAATGTGACACCCATATTACGAGACCCTGTAATATATGATTCTGGATCCCAGTTGTAGTTATTGTTACCCATGGCAAAGGTTTGTACTGACAGAGTTGCACCCTGACATACAACTCCTGAACCATAGGCATTAGTTGAATATGGACCTTGTAAAACCTGAACTGCCTGATTGGTAACGTTACCTGTTGCAGATGCTGAAGGTCCAGCTATGTTGGTATTCTGTGGAGCGTTGGCCAGTGCGTTACTGGGTAAAAACACTGATGCTAGTAGTGTAACTTTCAGTAGTGATCGTCCTATCAATTTCAATCTCCGATGCTATACCAGGTCCAAGATATGTTTCAGAGAACTGAAAAGGTGCACCTGGATCAATCTGGGTGTAGTTGGTGTCAAGTCCAGGGTTGGACGGGATATTAATGTTGGTTCCACTTACGGTATAGGATTCACCGGTAGTGTATTGGACCTCTCGTATAAGTTCTACGACGGTCTGTGTGGATGTGGTTTCAGAAGTTACTGTACCTCTGGTGAAGTTTGGGACAACACTGGCTGTATGTCCAGGAAGTTCAAAAAGAACTCCCACTAGCAAAGCCAGTGAGAGTTTTCTTATCATTGGAATACACTGAGTTCGACGGTTCGTTGTCCGATACCTGTACTACCGGCTCCTCCGGCTGTCACAGTAGGAACACCACCAACGGTAAGAGTACCAGCAAGAGTTCCTGCTGTTCCACCTTGATATTGTGTACTACTGCTATAGATTTTTGGTTCATCAACACGACCACCAGAAGTCAGAGATGTCTGTGTAGCGGTAAAGGTGTCACCAACAAATGCAGTTTCTGAGAAATTGAATGCCTGACCAGAGGTGGTTACTGTGTATGTACCATCTGTGACACTAGCAGGAGCTGTAGCTGAGGAGGTACCAAGTTGACCTAGAGTTGAAGCTGTAATGTTTGAACCAGAAACACTATACGAAGAACCCAATCTTGTAGATGTTACCGAGGGACCATCAACAGTCAGTTGTACAGAATCTACAATTCTATTTGTGATTTGTGCGGCTGAGACTGGCATAACAAAAAAGGTGGTCCCTGCCAAAGCAAGTAATACCCTTTTCATATTTTCATACCTTATGAGTGTTACTCTATTTAGAAATCTGAATATTGTATGAGGATATATATGGTAGTCTCAAAAGTCTCATGCAAAAACTTATCAATGTATTAGCCGTCGTATCCTTTGCTGTCAGTGCAGGTATTGTAGCAGGTGGTGCATATGTTTACTTGGAGAAAGATAACTTAATTGAGTCAGTAAAAGAAAACATTACTAAGGAAATTCAAGGAATTGTTGGTAGTGCATTGGTTGGTGGGTTAAATAGTGGTGTACCGGAAGTTCCTGGTGTAGAATCAGGAGGTACAGACTTACCCTCCCTTCCATTCTAATATGTCTGACAAACAAGTATCTGATTTTTCTATTAAACGTGACGAGTGTCCTGTGTGTGGGGCCATATGGTTAAATGGTCAACACACATGGAGTACAGGCAGACAAGGTGATGAGGAAACTCTAAGTAACCTTGTCTGTGGTATCAAAGATAGTCTACAATGTATCAACTCCAAACATAAAGTAGGACATGTCTATGCAGAGAAAGATACTTGGGAGAAGAGGAGTAGGGTTATTAAACAAAAACTGAAGGAGATTGGTGATGCCTAAAGGTAAAATGTTAAAGTATGAAATGGAGTCTCATCTTTATAAGTTAAAAGATGAACTACACAATAGGTCAGGAATGTGTGAGTCCAAAGGTCTAGCCAATGAGTATCTCAATAAGGTTCTAGATAAGCTTGAAGAGTTTAGATACTAAGCTAAGCCCAACCTTTATCGGTAACAAACCTATTCTAGTAAAAACCAACACTCTTGTTAAGTGTCAGTTCCCAAAGTGGCCACTGACTTAACAGGGGTTTTCTTTTTGGGTTATAATAACTGGGTAAACAAAACTTTACATAAATAAACCAGTTACTTGTGTTGGTTTCAACACTAAGTGTTTATACTCACTCCTCTTAAACCAAGACCTATAGGGAGTCTAAAAACGTCTTTCATACCTGTATCTAAGGGTGATACAGGAATAGTAAAACCATCATTTCCCTGATGATCTTACTTTTTGTACATTACAATGGCAACACTTTCAAGGCAACAACAAACATCCACATGGAATAACTTCTGTGATTGGGTGACCTCCACCAACAATCGTCTCTATGTCGGTTGGTTCGGTGTACTGATGATCCCAACTCTGTTGGCGGCTACCATCTGTTTCATTATTGCATTCGTAGGTGCTCCTCCTGTGGACATCGACGGTATCCGTGAACCCGTTGCTGGT